CATTCAAAATGTATGAATATCTGAAGAACAATAACTTCAAAAAGAATGAGGTTGCTTCTTTTATTGCTAGCTCTGCTGCGATTAACATCTCACAAACTGTAGATGATTTGGATCTCTTTCTTGAAGGTGGCAATCCATTTATTCGCGAAGCGTATAGTGGGTACACAAAACCAGAAGCAAGAAAAGCGAGAGACTATTTGTATTCGATTTTAGAGGACGCCTGGAAGTATGAGATTGAGAAGAGTGTCAGGAAAAGACGAAAAACTATCAATAAATAAAGGTATAGAAGTTATGCTTCCAAAAAGCAGGAGGGTTGAGGAACCTAGTTGGTTGAACCGTACCTTCCATGTTTTAAGTTGGTCGGTACATGTTAAGATAGACATACACCGCAGGAAGTAAAATGGAAACTAGCGTAATTCTTTTCTTTTCGTCAGTAAGTATGATTGCTTTCTTGGCAATCGGCGGAATCGTTGGCTGGATCTACAAAGAGACTGTTGATTCTGCCATGTACGCAAGAGAATCTATTCATCCAGAATTCTACGATAATGATGGTCACTATATAAATGAAGAACTCCTCGCAGTTCGGTTTGTAGACGAGGATGATTACCTTGACGAAGACGAGGAAGACTGATATACTTATACAAAACCTTGATTTGATATGGCTCCTAGAAAATTACCTGCTGATGCATTACTGAGTGAGATCCTGCAAAAGGTATCCTCTGCTAAAACTAAAGTCGAGAAAGTCGATCTCCTGAGAGAGTACAACAGTCCTGGACTGAGAGCTACTTTGATCATCAACTTTGATGAATCACTGCAGTTCCTGCTTCCTGCTGGTGATGTTCCTTACACACCCAACGAAGCACCAGCTGGGACTGAACACACTCGTCTCGATCATGAGTATCGTAACTTCTATCGGTTCTTTAAAGGTGGAGATGCAAGCATCAACTCCATGAAGAGAGAACAGTTGTTTATTCAATTGCTAGAAGGATTGCATAAAGATGAAGCAGAAGTTTTTGTCCTTGCGTGCAACAGAAAACTCCAAGACAAGTACAGAGTCACACAAAATGTCGTCGCAGAAGCATTCCCCCAAATCGAATGGGGAAACAGAGGTTAATTTGAGAGAAGAGATCCAGAAAGAGGTAGAGTCTCTTATGAAGAAGGAGAGAGATGACTTCACTCCTTCTTCCGACTGGAAAGCTCCAGATGATCTCGATGAATTAGCGGATGAACTGTTTGACATGCTCTATGGGCACACAAATAAATAGTTCTTACCTATACTGGAGATTAAGATGCGCCTCAAAGAACAACAGTCTTTGATAACTCAAGCTCTTAAACAACCAGAAATGTATACAGAAGAGGAAATCCTCTACATGCGTAAACAACTCGATTACGTTCGCCGCCAACTTGCTATTAAGAAGTGGAGGAAGTGGAAGAACAGAGTTGGATTTGGAAACCAAAGTGAAACAAACTAATGCAAGTAAAATTTGTACAAGCAACTCCCAATCCTGAAGAGAACATGGCGTACATCGCCAGAGTCTCTAACCCTCAGAACCAAGAGAATCCATCCTTTGAAGGTCTGCTCAAGTACTGCGTCAAACACCAGCACTGGTCTGTGTTTGAGCAGTCATTCATGACTCTGGAGATCGAAACTAATCGTGGAATCGCAGCTCAAATCCTACGACACAGATCGTTTACATTTCAAGAGTTCTCACAGCGTTATGCAGACGCTAACTTACTGGATAACAAAATACCCGTTCCAGATCTGCGGAGGCAAGATCTCAAGAATCGGCAGAACTCGATTGACGATCTCAGTACCGAGGCTCGGGCTTTTCTACAAGGGAGAATCGCTCAGTATTTTGCAGAGGGCATGGACTTATATAACCAGCTGTTGTCTGAAGGTGTTGCTAAAGAGTGCGCTAGGTTTGTCCTTCCTCTCGCTACTCCTACTCGGATTTATATGTCAGGTTCTTGCCGTTCTTGGATTCACTATATAAATCTGAGAACTGCTAACGGTACTCAAAAAGAACACATGGATATCGCTGAAGAATGTAAGCGTATCTTCATCTGCAAATTCCCTACAGTTGCTAAGGCACTCGATTGGAGTTGCCCAGATGGCGACTGTGGTTGTGAAAGCATTCAACCTAGTCTGAGGATTGATTAATGGCTTGTTATCCTGTAAAAAACTTGAAGACTGGAGAGACTCAGGAACTCTTCATGCCTCTCGCTGAATATGAACAGTGGAGAAAAGACAATCCCGACTGGGATAAAGATTGGTCGGCAGGCATCGGGTCTGCCGTCAGTGGCGTTGGTGATTGGCAGAACAAGCTGCCTCAGGGGTTCAAGGACCGTCTGAATAATGTGAAGAAGCATCATCCTTACGCAAAGTTCGATTCCATTTAAACCTATGCCTGTAAAATCCAAGAAGCAACCATCGATGGTCGGTCTGACCGCTAGACAAATGAGAAGAAAGCCTATTGCAAGTGAACACTTGCTCAAAATTAAACCGATGACACCAACCCAAGAGAAGGTGTTTGAAGAGTATGATAAAGGTAAGAACCTTTTTCTTTATGGTTGCGCTGGAACTGGTAAATCTTTCGTGGCAATCTATCTTGCCCTGAAGGAGATTCTTGATGACAAGACTCCTTACGAAAAACTGTACATCGTTCGCTCACTTGTACCTACTAGAGAGATTGGTTTCCTTCCTGGTGATCATGAAGACAAGAGTAACTTGTATCAGATTCCATACAAGAATATGGTCAAGTACATGTTCGAGATGCCAGATGATGCATCCTTTGATGCTCTCTATTCTAATCTGAAGTCTCAAGAAACTATTTCATTCTGGTCCACAAGCTTTATTCGTGGAACCACAATTGATAATGCAATCATTCTGATCGACGAAGCTCAGAACCTGAACTTCCACGAACTTGACTCGATCATCACTCGTGTTGGCGTGAACTCCAAAGTCATCTTCGCTGGTGACGCTGCACAAACTGACCTGACCCGCACCAACGAGAAGAATGGTGTGCTAGACTTTATGAAGATCCTCTCTGAAATGGAAGAGTTCGCTTCCATCGAATTTGGGGTCCAAGACATCGTTCGTTCTGGACTTGTCAAATCGTACCTTATCAGCAAAATGAATCTTGGCTTTTAATCATCTTAACATACATGACTTTCGTGATCTGACTGCAGAAACAACCGAGGGTGGTAGAACGTATGCCGTTGACGGTGAACGTTACCCCTCGGTTACGACTGTGATTGGGCATAGTAAAAAGAAGTCAATCATGGAGTGGCGTAACCGTGTCGGTGAAGACGAAGCGAACAAAATCTCCAAGAGAGCATCCACTCGTGGCAACAAGACACACAAGCTTGCTGAACTCTATCTTTCCAACCAAGATATCAGCAGATATAAGGATGATGTGATGTCTATGGGGTTATTTCATCTAATCAAACCCCATATAGATAACATAGATAATATACACGCACTAGAGGCACCCCTCTATTCCAAAATGCTACGCATGGCTGGAAGGGTTGACTGTATTGCAGAGCATAATGGTGAGCTTGCCATCATCGACTTCAAGACTTCTACCAAGTTGAAGAAGGAGGACTGGATTCAAGACTACTTTGCACAAGAAGCAGCTTATGCTATAATGTTTCAAGAATTGACGGGTCTTAAAGTAAAAAAGCTCGTAACAATTATTGCATGTGAAACAGGTGAAGCACAGGTCTTTGAAATTTATGACAAGTTTAAGTATACTCGTAAGCTTAAAGAGTACATCGACGCATATAGAGAGGCACATGGGGACTGGTAGAATTGATGATGTATTTGAAGAAAACTTTATGACTGCTGCCAAGTTCTCCCTTGAGATTGAAAAACTGGTGAAGGAATCTAACCTGAACTACATCGAGGCAATCGTTCAATTTTGTGAAGACAAAAGTATTGAGGTTGACACGGTGAGTAAACTGATTTCGAAACCACTGAAAGAGAAGTTGAAGTATGATGCTCAACGTCTCAACTTTATGAAGAAAACATCGAGGGGGTTCCTGGCACTGTGACTGGATTTGAAGTCTATAAAATGTATCTTTCTTTGAAATTACACTTCACTTCTAAAACTTTTGATTACTTCAAGTACGGAAATTCAGCAAAGGCATCGCAGACAGCTTTCGATAATCGAAAGGACAAATACTTCTTCGTGAAGTTGTCCCGTAAGTTTAAGGAAGATGAGCTGCGTGACTTCTTTGTGTCCAATCTTATTGTTGATGGCGGTCAGTGGGTAGGGCAAATTGCTAGAGAGGGATCTAAGAACTACGTTGATTATCTGAAGCGAATGCAATCCCTGACGTATATCTTTACCCAAGACGTATCAACACTCCATTCTGTGTCCAATAAATTCGACGACCTGTTCCGAACCGAGACCGTCCATCCCCCCTTGATAAAAGCTCACCTGGGTGGTAGAATAACCCTGGAGACACTCTCCATCTTCCAAAAGATCTTCAACTACGTCGATCACCTTGACACCACGATCAACGACAAGGTAGTGTGGGATCCTCTAAAAAATAGAGTAGTGAAATACGAACCTTTCCTTCGTATCGATACTCTTAAATATAAGAAAATCATACAAAGGGAATTCTTATGAGTAAATTTTTTGAATCTGAGGTAGTTCAAGGAGAACTGCACAGAATGCAAGAACTTTATATTGAAATCAATAAGATGGGTTTGCTGCTGACTGCATCTCAGAAAAAGATTCAGTTGCAAAAGATGATCGAACTCATCGATCTACAGCAGACCATGTTCATGAGGATCTCTTTGTGTGAGGATGATCAAGCTAAAGATTTCATGGAGCAGATGAGAAATGCTGCTAAAATGCTGGGCATGAACCCTGCAGATGTAAATGCTAGGTTCTATGAGTCCCTGAAAGCTGATGTCCAAAAAATGATGGACCAGCTTGACACCCCCTAAATAGTGTGCTACCCTTAATGGGTAGAAATACTAAAAGTACACCAACAATACGGAGAATACACATGTCTTTTGCATCCCTCAAAAAGTCCAGCTTCACTGACCTGCTCGCTAAGGCAGAAACCCTGAACAAGACTGAAACCAAAGGTGGATCCGATGATCGCCTCTGGAAGCCTGAGGTAGATAAAGCAGGCAACGGTTACGCTGTGATTCGTTTCCTTCCTGCACCCGAGGGCGAAGACCTGCCCTGGGCACAAGTCTGGAGTCATGCCTTCCAGGGTCCTGGTGGTTGGTATATCGAGAACTCCCTTACGACTTTGGGCAAGAAAGATCCCGTGTCGGACTACAATCGGGTCCTCTGGAACAGCGGCAACGACGCTGACAAAGAGGTAGCACGAAAGCAGAAGCGTAAGCTGAACTATTACAGCAACATCTATGTTGTAAAAGATTCTGCTCACCCTGAGAACGAAGGTCGCGTCTTCCTCTACCGTTATGGTAAGAAGATCTTTGACAAGATCATGGAGTCTATGCAGCCTGCATTCGAAGATGAGAAGCCTGTCAATCCTTTCGATCTGTGGCAAGGTGCTGACTTTAAGTTGAAGATTCAGAAGGTCGCTGGTTACTGGAACTACGACAAGTCTGAGTTTGATACTGCTGGCACTCTTGGTGGTTTTGATGATGCTAAGCTGGAAGCAATCTGGAAGCAAGAATACAGTCTGACTTCTTTCACTGCTCCTGATCAGTTCAAGACCTATGAAGAGTTGAAAGAGCGTCTCGATTCTGTTCTCACCAACACCGTCTCTACTTCACGCATCGATCGTGAGACTGCTGAAGATGAAGATGAGGATTTCAGTCCTTCTCTTCCTACCTTTGAGTCTCGTGCTCGTGTCGCTGAAGCAGTCGATGAAGAGGAAGATGACACCATCTCCTACTTCGCTAAGCTCGCTGCTGAGGATTGATGTGGCGGTTGTGGTGTAAAGCTTTAGGGGAGAAGGCAACAAATGATGACAGAGAAGCAGACCACGTTGCTTGTATACGGAC